CTGTTCTTCTGGTTCCCCATAAACAGTCTGCCAAGTAAGCTCGTCAGCACGATAATCGGGTGGTTCATAGTATGGCATACCACCATCACACAAAACAACATTCTGATTAGGGTCATCATTTACGAGGGTACTACTTTTATTACTTGGATTCTTTGCATTTTCTTTATGTATCTTGACACATCCTGGCATCTCTACAACAGGAACTCCTATGTTTACTGTGACAGGAGGTGTCCAAGGAATTGCCTGTGGAGGAGTTCTCATCCAAGGTGTGTTTATATTTGCAATAGTCACCGTGCCAGTTTCTATCGGACTAAGATATCTCAGTCCACCAGTACTGTTAACATATATCTGTGGTATATTATTTGGCGGCATCGGGCAACCTCAAACCCTTTACGGGGCCAGATGTCTGTGGCCATGCGTCTTTTAATTGAGTATATACTTCTTCTGCAACTAATTCTTTTATTTGTTGTAGTTGTATTTCTTGTCTCTTTGCAGGCCCATCTGTGAGATTATCAACCACTGCACCACCACCTACTACTGCACCAGTTCCTACAACTGCAGCAGCACTTCCATAACTAAGAATTTTTTGTAAGTCCATCATTCATCATCCTTGTATCTTTCAAGTTCGTTCTGATAGTGTTGCCATGTTGCACCACTGGTAGAACCTAGACAGGGGTTAATGCAATCGGGATCTTCAATCACGTTATAAACCAACCCTGCTAAGTCATGAGGGCAGGCTTCTTTTCCTGATTCACGCCAATATAATTGACCATCAATCCAAGTAGCACCACACTCATTACATACCTTAAGCATTAACCTAATGGAGGTAATCCTACTGAAGTTGGTGGTGTAGGTGTTGGGTCAGAAGGTGATGGTAAACCTAGACCACCTCCAGTTAAACCTTCAAGTGCTCCAGTGCCAGCTCCTTCACCAAGTATTCCACTCATTCCGCCTGGCATCACAGATTCCATTATCTTGCCTTTGACGTTTTCGATAATCGCATCCTTGCGTATGAATACATACCCAACAGTACCAACGACGGTGAGAGATATAACACCACTAGCAATAGCGATTCCATTTACGATTTTTTGTAACATGATTAACCTTCCTGTAAAGTTCCAAAAGATCTACGTATTTCACGTAATTCTTCAAAGTTTTTTTGTTTAGTACCTCCGTCATATGACCAAGCATATCCTTCGGTAATCATCATCTCGTTGAGAGACAAGTCGGAGTCTCCGATGTAACACCATCCCAGTAACCTCCCGTACTTCCCGACACCCCCATCAAGCTCAGTACGGATAATGAGATCATCGTCACCATCAATAGCACCTTCCAGTTTTTCTTTAAGCCAGTTAGTAGCGTCGATTCCAAGTGCCTTCTCCTCTAGATCACGAGTTCTTTTCTCAGGAGTATCAACTCCAGCGATGCGAACTCTTTCTTTTTTATATAGATCAAATCCTAGATCTATTGTTACATCTATTGTATCTCCATCAACCACTCGGTTGATCTCGATGACTCGGAAGTTGTAACAACTCTTCCGACTCGGTGGGGTCATTGCTCCCATAGTTGAATTCCATTAGTGCATTATTTATAGCATCAGAAGGTAAGGTTGCATTTTTTTCTATCTGACCTTTTCTTACATTTCTTTGAAACATCATCTGTATACTCTGCCAGTGATGTGGATTATAGATATCAATTTCACCTTTAAGTTGTTCTTTTGGTAATTCAACTGGTTTAAGTATTAAATCTCTTTCATCAGGACAGTTTGCAGGTGAACCATCTAAAGGTAAACTGCAAGCGTGTGCAGGTGGATCAGTCACTGGTGCTGTACCACACATAGTAAGAAAAAATATTGGAATTATTGCTAACTTATTCATTTGGAAAGAAATGATCGTATCTCATAATATAGTATATCACAACTGACACAGAAATCAACAAGATAACAATCATCCATACGATACTCCAAACTACCATATTTAAAACTTTTTAAAGAACTTATACAATTTATGAGCATGTCTTAAATTTGTAGCAAGAATATCTTTACCTGTAGTCTTAATATATTTGAATGGTTCTTTTTTGAAACGTCTCCATCTTTCTGGAACTTCTTTCCATTCTTGCGTGGAGTCAACCTTTTCGCCAGTTACTTTCTCAAAAACCCAATCATTAAACTTCCAGTATTTTTTCCACATTAATCTCGTTGTCTCCAATCATCAGATCTATCATTCTTAAACCAATCTGCTATATCATCCGCACCACTAAATCCTTTTTTGTTTGACTTAGGATCTCCTATATCCAGATACTTTAAACAAGATCCGTCTGGATCTGTTGCGATTCTTCTCGCTGAACTTAACATTCCTCTTGCACTTGTATTTGCCTTCGCCAATTTTGTTGCCCATATCATATCACCCATACTGACCTCTGTTCCTGATGCAATATCTTTACAGATTCCTTCTAATCTTAAACGGTAATTGGTAGATAACATAAACTAATACATGTGATTAGTATTATCTATGCAATCATCAACATCGCTTTTTGTAATTCTTTGGAATGCTCATATTCATCTTGAGCGATCTCTGCAATCTTAGTATCTAAAGGATGATATGCACTATATTTTGTATAAGTTTCAAAGGCATGCTTTTCAATCTTCATGTTGATGTCGTAAGCGTCAACAGGATCGAAAAGATAGTACCCAACCATAATCCAATAATAAAGTAAAACGAGATGCTTGGCAAAGAATCTGTCGATCCAATACCTGTTACCGTCTCTAAGTTCCATCTCTTCCAAGTGTTCTGTTTCATTTAATGCCTGATAAAAGTGTTCTTTCATTAAGTAGATGTGTTCTTCACCTCTAAGTCCTAAAGACTCACGGAAATGTAGAACAGAAATAAATGCAAAGTATGGTGCTCTAGCAATCACTTCTAGAACCCAAAATCTTTGAAAGTCTCTACCTCTGTAGAGAAAGTCAAGGATGTAGATAGTCACATCCAAGATCCATGTATTAAATTTTTTCATACCCAAGCGTAATTAACTGATGTGAATATTGCTATGCAAACGACTCCAAAAAGGATGGTCGTTGATCTAATTGGTATATTTTTCATTCTACCTCCCTTATCATATGCAAAGAAAAAGGATGTTCCTGTAGATAAGGAACATCCTCTCTTGCAAATTTTACTGCTTCAAATGCGTCTTCCGCATATTCGCACATTTCGTGAATTTTGTTTTGTTGGTCGTAATAACCTAGTGTGTAGTGGGACATGATAGTTTCAACTCCAGTACGCTATTATTTATTATAGCGTATAGGTATAATTACGCATCAATGTGTCGGTTTACACACTAACAATTCTTGTTTAAATCCTCAGCCATCTGACCACCAATCTCTGCACCTTGATTACCTGAGAACATCGTTACCCAACCAGCAGCAACCCAACCAACAAAGGGAATATTAGCGAGAGCAGGAGCAGCACTAGCACCAACGCTGGAACCCACGAGTCTTCCTGTGTTTTCTGCTCCTCCGATTGCTTTGATACATGCTTCGGACTTTCCGTTTGTTGCGATTTCTGTTGTGGTTGATTTATTGTGTACTGCACCGTCCATCGTGTACTGTTCAACTGTTTTAACTTTGTTGTTACCCAACCCCAGAAACCCTGCTTTAGTATTACTGTCCCGTTCCACACGCATCACTTTTGGATCATTCGCTTTGTAACTTATCTTATATCCATCATGTCCAACTTCTGCCTCATATGATGTATAAGGACCAACTGGTAAGTTGATACTTGGTAATTTACTTTGACGATTTGATAAAGAACCTATCATACCAATGTGGGATAATCCAATGAGTCCACCTAATCCCAGAGCGAACCATTTACCCCATTTCACTTGCTTATCCATTATCCTTTCTTGGGAGTGCTACTTGGTGCAAGAACCATAGGTGCTTGCTCGATTCTGATTGTTTGAGCAGGTGCTGCTTGAGTTGCTTTCTCTATAAGCATCTCCATATCCTTTTTGGATACGTTTGCACTACCACCGCCCGATGCTGCATTCTTTTTCCTTTGTCCCGCTTCGACCCCAAAAGTAGCTAAAACTCCTGTGAAGACCGAAGCTATGAAAGTTGGATCAATATTATCCTGTTTTGATAGACCAGGAAATTGAACGTAATTTAATGTTAATATTCCACCTGCCCAGATTAAAATCCCAAGTCTTACAAAAGTACTTAGAATCGCCATCTGTTCTTCTTTATCGTCTACTGCCTCTTTGAGTTTACCTAAAGGACCTTTAGGTTTTACTTCTTCTTTTTTAACTGATTCAGCCATACCGTTAAATACCAGGTAGCTTTATTTAGTTATCAACACATTTAACGTGAAATTATGGGATCACCATCGTCATCTTCATCTTCTTCTTCGGGTGTGAACACCATCAACTCCTCTCCGTACTGTACTCCTTCCATTTCTGGGTGAGGTGCTGGCATTCGATATGCTCTCATCGCATCATCATAAGATTTTACTGGTTTCTTATCGAAAGTGTTCAATGTTGACCTCATCATCATAAAAAAGTATACGCAAGTCATACCAAAGACTGCTGCAAACCCCATGAGGTATATAAAAACTGTTATATCATTCATCTAAATTAGTCCTAATGAACCTGCTGTTATTCCTATACAGATAAAAAATCCAAATTCTACTAGTTCTCTACTCCCAGATGGAATTGAATTCATACCCTTATTTAAATTTATCCAAATGCGATTCATTTATTACTAATTGTTAAGTTATATTATTTAGTATCTCTAACAGACGGGAAATATGTTAACTGTAAAGAGTTTGCCTCATCAAGTTTTCCTTCGTCTCTGAGTCTTTTGATTTGTTCATCAATGGTTTTTAAAAATTCCTTTGAATGAGCATTAGTCATCTGGTTTTGCCTTAAATTGTACAGATAAGATGTCTTCATACTTATAAGTTGGTTCAAACCACTCTAGGTATTCTATAGCGATTGCATAACCATCAATCACATCTTTATTATCAGAACTCTCGCATAGAGTATGTATACGTTTTAATGCCCAGTCACGATTTAAATGAAGAGTTTTCTCCAAAGTTTCCATAATCTTTTCTCATGTAGCGACCTAGAATGTTACTATTATAGTATAGTGGTGATCCATCGTCAAGTGATTCAGATAGAACGTTGTTCAAAAATAATTGTCTAGTCTCTTCGTAGT